GCGTGGTGCCGCCCGAAACCGTGTGCTCGGGCATCGCGGCGACGGCGGCCAGGTACTCGTTGTGGTGCGGGTCGTTCATGGTGGGGGCTCTCCTTCGTGTGGCGGGGCAGTGTACGTCCGAACAGTTGGGTGTCAACTCAGATTTTCGTGCGTGGCGCACGGGGAAAACATCGTTTGTGGGACTGCTAGTTTCGTATAGTGCCGATAACGGAACCAATATCAGCGGGAAACAACGCCGGCCACGCTGGCCAGCAGCTCGAGCAGGTCGTGCACGGCGCGGGCCGCTGGCGAGTTGGTGCCGAGTTCTTGGCCGATGCGGACGAGGACGAGTGCTGGCATGAGGTTCGAAAGGCGGTGCATGACGTGGCCCTCCTTGGCCGTAATGGTGCGGCGGTGCCGCGGGGTGTCAGCCGTCCACGCCGCCGTTGATGTTGATCAGCTTGCCGCCGCGGCGCGTCAGCACGTACCAGTCGTCGCCCTCGCACTCGCGCTCCGCGATCGCGTTGGCCTCGTCGTCGTCCTTGGCGGCGATCTCGCGGATCACGTCCCACGAGCCGTCCTCGCGGACGCGGGCGATGAAGTACGGGTCGGTCATCCGCGCCAGCGTCTCGTCGTCCATCGCCGCCGCGTCGTCGATGGCCTTGCGAACCGCCTCGAGGGCGATCGGGCATCCGTCGAGTGCACGCTCGCAGATGTCGACCATTGCGTTGTCCGCGGCAGAGCCGGCCTCAGTCTGCAGGGCTTCGATCTGCTTGCGGGTCAGTGTCTCGGCGTTCATCGTCGTCTCCTAGTTGTGCCCCTCGCGGGGCGGGTTGTGGTCAGTCAGTCTAGTGTGCGGTCGCCACCCGTTTCGCAGCTGCCGGCAGGCCGGGTGGCCCCACCTTGTGTCGTGTTGCCCGCCGGCCCGATTGCCGGCGGGCGGGTAGCAGTGATCACAGGGCCACTTCAGCGATCAGCACGTTGACCATGTTGAAAGCCTGAAACTTGCCGTCGTTGATCCGGCACGGCCACGAGCATGGCAGCCGCGAGACCTGGTCCATCGTGCCGCCGCTGGTCAGGATCTCCTTGGCAAGCGTGACAAACTTCGCGGCTCGCATGAGGTACTTGGTGTCGGTGGCAGATCCTCGCTCGCCGCGGGCCTTGCTGGCACACACCACGCCCCAGTGCTGCTCCTCACCGTTCACTTCCACGCGAACCGTCCGCTTCAGGTTCGTCTTGCCGCAGCAGCCACAGGTCTCTTCGTCGCTCATGCCGATGATCTTGATTCCAGCGTTCATGATTTGGTCTCCCGGTTGTCGGCTGCGAGTCTCAATCGCTCGCGTGCCCCAATGATACCGATATCGGAACCATTGGCAAGGGGTCTTAAAAAGATTTTCTTTGGGGGCGTTTTCGCCGGGAAAACGCGGGTCAGCCGGCCTTGAATCCGCCGGCACGCTTCCGCTGCCTACCCTCGCCCTTTGCGGCCGTGGCCGCCAGCCGTTTCACGTCGGCCTCGTCGAAGACGTAGCTGCCGGCCACCTCTTCGGTCTCAAGCCGCCCCAAGCGGGCCAGTCGGCGGATGTAGGACATCGAGCACCCGTACGCCTCAGCAGCCTCCCGGCAGGAGATCATTCGCCGCCCGCGTTCGTTTTTGAGTGCCATTGCGATCATGCCCCAATAGTACCGATACGGGAACGACCGTCAAACCGCCCGGACTTTCAATCCTGCCGCTTGCCCCGGCCAGCCGACCATTCGTAGGATCGACTGCCGGGGGCAAGTTTCAGCGGAGAGGGCTCCTTTGAACAGTTGTACACCTCGGTAGGCTTGGGGGCAGAAAGGGAGGTGTCAGGTGACGCTGTACGAATTGCTGGAGCGGTATGCACTGCTGATGAATCTGTCGGATCGGTCGGTGTCGCTCTATGGTCACACGATCGACAAGTTCAGGGAGTTCCTCGGCCGCGAGCCGCTGGTCACTGACCTCGAAGACGTGGCGGTGTCCAAGTTCCTGCGGTGGCGAGCAACGAACCCGTGCCGGGGTCGCGTGGTCAGCCCACACACTGTGGCCAAAGACCGCAGCCAGTTGCTCGCCATCTGGAACTGGGCCTGCAAAAAGAAACTGCACCCCGGCGAATGGCCCGGCCTGCCTCGCCAGAAGAAGGTCAAACGGACGCCGACGGCGTACACGTTGGACGAGATGAGCCGGCTGGTGCGAGCCGCCAAGGCCAGACGCGGCAGAATGTCAGGCCTGCCGGCCGCCTGGTGGTGGGGCACGCTTCTGCAAGCCGCCTGGCAGACCGGCGAGCGGATAGGTGCCCTGCTTGATCTCCGGTGGCGGGAGGTCGATACGGCCAGCCAGCGGCTCTTGTTCCTCGCCGAGACCCGTAAAGGGCGAGAGCGGGATCTGGTCTCCCCGATCACCGCTGCCCTTGCCACTGAACTGGAAAGCCGCCGAGGCCCGCCTGACGCTCTGGTGTGGCCAAGGACGGGCCATCCGCTGTCGCACTACGCATCCATGCGTCTGCTCTGCAAGACGGCTGGCGTGCCATCCAGGGCGTTCCACGCGATCCGCAAGGCGTCGGCCTCCTACGTCGCAGCTGCCGGCGGGGATGCCACTGCCCACCTAGGCCATGCCGATCCGGCGATGACCCGCGGGCACTACCTAGACCCGAGGATCACGGAGACGAGCCGCGGGCTCGACTACCTGCCGCCGCTGGACCTCGAAGGCCCGCCGCAGGACGGGGATAGACCGGCAGCGTAACCGCATGCGGCCGACCTAGAAAACAAGGCAAACGCTGGATGATCCCGAAGCAGATTTCGGGATCATGCGTGACCGAGCAAGCGGGGAGGCGGCAACGTGGAGGAGGACACGTCGCCGCACTCAACCCGCCGCCCGGTCAAGCAGTCTCTCGCTCCGCTCTCGGATGCACGCCGGCCAAGCCCACGGCCCGCTCCAGCCCGCGCCAGAATCCGACCGCCGAAAGCACCGGATTCATCAAGTCGCTCATGACGCAGAAGTCCGTACTGAACGGCGATTGATGGTGGACCGCGTGCCCGTCTGGCGACGAAAGCAGGCCGATGAGTTGCAGCCCCCGTATCGGGCGTGAGCATCGCTGGTGTGCCCAGCCGTGAACCTCGTTGGCCTGGCTGGAGAACGCCGCCACGAGGGCGAGCCAGTGCTGCCCCGCCGCCAGGGCGACGAGCGATACGGCGGCCGCGGGCAGGATCGTCGTCCAGTTGCGCTGCCAGTAGCCGCCAGTAAGAAAAGCCCGCGGCTCAGAGTGATGCCGGATGTTGGGCTCCACGACGTGCCGCCCCAGCACCGGCCACGCGGGGTCGCCATATCGGTCCTCCCACCAATGAACGATGCCCGTGGCAACGTCGGCGGCGAGCCACGCCGAGACGACGTACAGAGCGATCATGCGTCCTGCCTCCGCGCCCGTTCTACCGCCAACTCCTCAGCCAGCCTTTCGCGGTCCGCGAGCAGCCGCATGACGTGGGCCGCGAGCGTGCCGCTGGTCCCGGTGTACGCACCGCTGAACCGGCGGGCGTCGTGCTCGCACTGCTCAAGGTAGGCGTCAGGCAGGGCATCAGGCACGCCGACACTCCTGGTGGCAGGCCGCGTACCCAGCGATGTCAATGGCAGCGTCGTCGGTGGCCGCTGGCCCCATCTGGCGGGCGATCTTGTCGAGCACCATGACCAATGCCCAGTCGGCCGCGGTGAAACTCGTGCCGAACGCCGCATTGACGAGCGATGCCGTCCTCTGGAAGTGTTCCGTAGGCGGCCCGTACTTGCCGTGCCTGTCGCGGATCGTGGCGATCGCGTCCCGCAGCGTCTGCTCTGCCGGCGTGACAGGTTGGAACCCCGGCTCCCACTCGGCGTAGGTCTCGCTGAGGAGCGAATCGCCCCGCTGACGCTGCAGCAGGTGCTCAATATAGGGCACGTCCGACTCGTCGTTTTGCGTTTCCTCGGTACTTGCGACAACCTGCCGAGGTTCCGTCAACGGCGAGTACCCGACCATCTTCGGGTCATCGGCTGGCGTGTTTCCCAGCCGCTCGTGCACT